CAGGAATAAAAGATAGTTTGGTTAAAGGCATTGTTATCAACTAAAGTCACGAGGGTTCCGTAGGCCAAGTAAATAAACCATCCCATGCAGTCATATCGGCTGTTGTTGGTAAATCGCGCAGAGACTGTCTATAAGTAGCCCATTCCGCTTTCTTGTCATCAGCCAAAGGAGAAGTATGGTCAGACGCTTGCGTCCAATCGGAATTTACAAGTTTCTGGTTTCTTTGCTCCCGTAAATCTTCCATACAACCTTCATCGTGCTGGGTTATTTCCTCTGTTGTCATATCTATTACACGATGTATCAAAAGAACCCTGTCTTCTTCGACAGTAATTACATCCGTATCAAATCTCTGATTGACGCCAGTGGTGGCATCTGTCTCCACCAACGGAAGCCAGCCAATAGTCTTGAGATAGTCGTCACCACCACTGGATAAATGCAAACCAGATATGCTCCCCCACTTTTTAGGCAAGCCGCCCAGATAATCTACGCTGCCGTCTTCTTTAACATGTGCATACATAGCACTTTCTCCTCATTTCTCGTGGGGGATTCGTTTTGTTGCCACAAATCAGTTACGGGATAAAATGGGTGATCTTCCCACAAATGATAAGACAGCGGAACTAATGGCCCAAATAGTCCAACCTCTGTGCCCCACAGTTTATTAATTGTGGTACGCTCTTCAAGATAGGGCCAGTACCTAGCTATCTCGTTGAAGGGTTCCCAGTGCTTTTGCAAGACACCTTTCTCCAATAAAAAGGTAACGCCTGTGTGACCTATAGTTCGCCAAGGACGGTCAGTGCCACCGACAATCATGCCAGGGGAGCCATCGCCTCTGTCGTTGCGGGGCAAACCCTCAAGGTCGTTTGGCTCGTCTATGTAATTGGAAGGACAATCAACAAGAGTCATAGCCATAAAGGGAAGAGGGCAACGCGGCCTGAATTTTTGCCATGTCTCTAAAGCTACTGTTAGAGCATTTGGATAATGTAAATAATCGTCCTCGACTACATAAACTAGATCAGCGGTACTTTCCTTTGCCAAGGTGAGACCCGCCAACATACTATCATTATTGCCAGTTCCTTCCAGCGTTTGAATTGTTATATTCTCTCCGAGAAAAGCTGTCTCATCACGCAGAAATTGTACTGTCTCAGAAGTAGAATGGTCATCCAGTATAGTTAAGTGTGGCTGCTCCGGTAGCGCCTTAATCGCAGTACAAAGTGAACGAACACAGCGCCAAACAATATCTTTCTTTGGCTTGTCGAACCTTCTGGGATGCACACTGTTCCCATCATAAGTGCGTAGGAATATGTCAAGCTGCAAGGCGTGTCTCCAATGTACCAGCTAATTCAAGGAATGGGGCTAACCAGTCATCTACCTTTGTTTGCCGTAAAAGGCTGATGCTATCATAGTATGGTGTAGACGAGCCGGGATACGTCCATAAATAATACGGAACTACTGGAATAATCACTTTGGTTGGTACGCCCATAGCCCCAGCCAGATGAGCCACCCCCGTACACGATGTAACAACAAATTCACAACTTGCTATGGCCCTGGCAGTAGCTGTCCATGTTGATAAATCAACCTGTTCAATCCAGTTGGGACAATATTCAGCCCCCTCATCTCTTTGTAGATTGATACAATCAACCTTATTTTTCATTGTATTGAAAAGTAGTTCGTGCGGGAATTTACGTTTAGTCGCGTGCTCATACGCTGGTAAACCACTCCATCGCAAACCAACACGATGGGGTACTACATCAACATCAGGTTTGGGAATATAAGGTGTTCCATCTAAATCAGCATTTGTTTTATACCCCAGTTGAATAGGAGCCGACATGGCTGGTAGAAAGTAATCATGGTACACTCCTGCCGCTGCCTCATGTTGAACAACTACATCCACTTCAGGTATAGTACTTATAACCTCTGCAAGATGTCCCTGTGCAGATACAACTACAGTACAACCCGCAGCCTTTAAGTCTCTGGCATATCTTACTTGATGTAATTGATCACCTAATCCACGTTCAAGACGGAGCAAAACAGTACCTTTTTCACCGTCCCACATTGGTTGTGTGGATTGAAATGGATCACCCCATACAGTTGTTTTACGACCTTTATCCAAGAGTTTGTAACCTTCTGCTACTTTACCATCAGAGAGTTTTGCCCACCCTGCATTGAAGGCAATATCTGGATCATTTGGAAACTCTTTCAAGTTTTCATAAGCCAGTTCCTTTGACTTCTTAAAATCACCTTTCATCAACGCATCATGCTGGAAGTGTATAGGCTGTTTGATCTGAATAGGCTCCGGTTTGTCGTTCCAGAACTCACCACCTTGATAGTGCTCAAATAACTTATTACCCAAAACTTCACGGGCAGAATACTTCTGTTTTGAAACTTTCTTACGCACCTTATGAAGATCAGGGATCTCCCACACCACATCCTTCTCGCCGCTATCAGGGACATTCAGTAGATCGTGAGTAAACTTGTCGATACCAACAAAATCAGAAATGCGATCTAACTGGGTCTGTGTGTTAACAACTAGATCGTCATACTCAATAAATAAGAATTTGTCTGGAAATTCTTCATATCCAGCCTTTAGGGCATCATATGCGTTGAAGAACCACTCCGCCATTATACCTCGGCAAAAGACTTCCATGTCTTCAGCTTTGGTAATTTTAGCAAAAGACGCCAGACAATCAGCCACTGGGCGTACAGTAGCAACAATTTTAACGTCAGTGATCGATAACATCGTTCGCAGAATACGCGGTTCCGCCCATCCTCTGCCTTTGTCAAATACCAACTTGTCGGTATCGTAGCGTGCATTCATAATACCACTAAGTATGCGAATAAGGTCTTCGTGTTTGGCACCACTGGCCTTTGTCATTGGGTTCTCTTCCCACACTTGCGCCGCTCCGCCCATCGTGTCACAGAGATTACTTGTCGGGGTGGCATACACATCGGGGCGCTGGTTTAAAAGCGAAGTTAGTAGCGTTGAACCACTGCGAAGGAGTGAAGATAAAAAAATCATTAGGATTTCAAAGCAAAACTAACGGTTCCAACGGCAGCAAGTAGCTTCCAATCCGTTAAAGAACCTACTTGTATGGGGGAAGAGTAGTAAACTACAGTTGATGTACCTAGTTGACCGTTCTCATTACGACCCCAAGTAAATAATTCACCAGAAGTATTTAGCGCCATCGCATGTGTGTATCCCTGCGTTGGCATAGTCCAAGTCGTTAAAGAACCCAATTGAACAGGGGAAGACTTATGGACTTTATCATCAGGACGACCTAATACACCACGGTTACTAGAATCATATCCCCATGTCCACGCCGTTCCATCATCTTTAACGATAAAACACCATATCCCCCCGGGACAATCATGAATTTGTGATACTTCTTTGCCATATTGCCAATTCGTTAAAGAACCAAGTTGAATAGGGGAAGAGTACGAGATGACGTCCCCTTGACCTAATTCACCAAAGGAATTTCTCCCCCAACACCACATCGTCCCATCAGTTTTATTAACTAAACTATTCTGCCCTACACCTACACCTCGATACCAATCGGTTAAAGAACCAATCTGGACGGGAGAATTTTTCTGCGCACCGCTGTTGAGGCCCAGTTGACCGTCATACCCACTACCCCAACACCACATCGTCCCATCGGGCTTAATCACAAAAAAATCCTTGCCACCATCCCATGCATTAAGATGAGTATCTGAGGACCAATCCGTTAAAGATCCAAGTTGTACGGGAGAAGAGTCGTTTAGTGCAGCGCCGCGACCCGACGTACCAAGCAGGCCCGACCCCCATGTCCATGCAGTACCGTCTGTTTTAAATCCAAGCATTTCTATACGCTCCGCGAGACAAGCTCGCCAATCCGTTAAAGCGCCTACCTGTGTAGGTGAAGACCTATACACTGTGTCACCAAGCCCCAACTGGCCACGGTCATTGATCCCCCACGTCCAAAGGGTGCCATCTGTTTTTACTGCGGCGCAAGCACCATTCCCAGGATCCCACATACCTGCCGATATAGAAGCCCAATCTGAATCAGTACCAACCTGTACGGGGGAAGATCTGTCAATGACATCCCCTAAACCCAATTGACCATCATTATTTTTCCCCCACGCCCATAAGGTATAGCCACCAGTACTAACGCCAGCAGCACCCATCATTCCTTGTCTAAGATTAGGCATTTCAATGTTCCTTTCTTACGGACTCGTACTATCCGCACTGGCAACCATTCCGTGCCATATCGTGCCGCCATCAGTGGTTATGAAAACCAAGATATCTAAACCACTAGTCGTTAGGGTTGGTGCCGTCCCACCGGCCCAATCAACAGTACCAGGCCAGGTCACAGTCTGGGATCCTCCATTAGTTAGGAAAAGAGTAAATCCACATAATTCATCACTGTCAGTTGGGTTGCTGAATGTGAAAGTATTACCGCTTGTATCAACTGTAGCTACGACATTGTTACCTAAAGTTAGGTCGATGTCTTGCGTGCCACCACCAGTACTACCAATTGCATTGGTGACTTCACCATAATCTATAAGATTAACGCGACCTACTTGATTATCTGCACCAGCAATAGCACCTCCTAATGTCGTAGTACCACCAGTAGTTAACGCACCCGCTAGTTCAACACCAGTAGCGCCTGTGGGAATTGTAAGAACAATAGTATCAGCATCATTCTTTATCGT